GTCTTGCCGGTCGATGTGCCGCCCGCTTCTGTCAAGTAGGGACTAATAATTTTTTCAAAAAAATTTGCACCCAGGGCATTTCACCCTGGATGCCGGATACCGGTTAAGCCTAACTCAGTATAGGTGCCGTGCTCTCATTTATCGGGCAGCACGTACAGTTTGGAATGTACAGCATGTCCTCATCATTATCCAGATCATCTGCCATCGTCTGGATCAGACTCGACAGTTCTTCTGTAAACTCCTTTGGTTCCATGTCCTTTGCAATCAGGTTGTACCTTCCGTTAATCTTCGTCATTACCATGTCTTTACTCCTTTGATTTCCAGTGAAATAACTATTCCTCTTCAAACCGCCAATGAATCTCAATCCTGTATTCCGGATACACAATCACTTTTTCAACGAATGTCTCCCAGGCATCCTCGGTCATTTCCTTCAGATCTAAAAACGACTTTGCCGTTTCCACTCTCGACTGAATAGCTTCATCGGATTCCGCAGTCAGCTGTTCCGCCATTCTGGCATCGGAGATCTTCTGTTCCAGTGCCGCAATCTCATCATCGTATTCCTGCTTCTTTACCTTGAAGCTTTCCCGATCTATGCTTCGGTCAGCCAGCTTCTCAAAAAGCATCTGCTTTGCCTTCTTTGCAGATTCAAGGGCACTTTCCAAAGCATGAACTCCATCAACCTCAGCTGCCTTGCCACCACCGGCACGTTTCAGCTTTAGTTCTTCCGTATCCAGTACCCGCTTCAGCTTTTCTTTCAGTTCCCTGAGTACAAGTTCATCCAGATACTCTTCCTTCATGCTGACCTTCTTACACTCGATATCAGAAGTCATGCAGTCGCCTCTATGGCAGTACAGATCCGGTCCGCTTTTCAAACGTGCATTACGTCTCGTAAGATTTCTGCCACATATTCCACATTTATAATGAACCCTCTTGTAAGCAGCCCTTGGAGCCTGTGGCGAAATCATCTCCTGTACCTTCCGGTACTCTTCCTTGGAGACAATCGGCTCATGCATATCCTCCACACGGATCCATTCATCCTTCGGCTTTGCAACCAGCTTCCCCGTCACTCTGTCGAAAGCAGTCTTAAGTGAAACAACGGCTCCGGTATAAATCTCATTCGATAAAACAAGCCCGACTGATGAAGCTGTCCAGCACATAAACTCGAAATCACTTGTATGGTTCGTCGCTTCACCCTTTTTATGCTTGTACACTGTAGCGCAGCTAATCCCTCTGTCGTTCAGGTTCCGTGCGATCTCGGTAGGCATTATCCCTGCCAGCCGCATATCAAAGATTTCTCGAACAATCGGTGCCGCTTCGGGATCCAGTTCCAGCTTATGCTTGTCCTTTTTACTCTTCCTGTATCCGTACAGCGTCTGTCCGGCATTGTATTTGCCCTGCAGTGCCATCTGCCGTCTGGACTCCTTAACCTTTTTTGACAGATCTCTGGAATAGATGTCATAAACCAGATTCTTGAAAGCTATATCCAAGCCGCCCTCACAGGTCTTGCTGTCATAGTGGTCATTGATGGCAATAAACCTCACCCCAAGGAATGGAAAGAGCTGTTCAAGGTAATCCCCCAGCTCCACGTAGTCCCTTCCGAAACGTGAGCAGTCCTTCACGATGATGCAGTTGATCTTGCCCTTCTTCGTCAGCTCGATCATTTCCGTGAATTGCGGTCTGGTGTCAAAGTACCTGCCGGACAGTCCGTCATCACACCGTTCTATCACTTTGCATCCCCTAAAATCAGGCTGCCTATTGATGTAATCCATAATAAGCCGTCGCTGAGAAGTGATGCTCCCGCTCTCGACCTTCCTGCCGAATATGTCCCGGTCTTCATCGGAAAGCCTCATGTAGGCGCATATCGTATAGTTACTCATCCCACATCAGCCCCTCTCTGTTCGACCAGTTCCAAAAGTTCCTGCAGTTCATCCCCAAAGGTATATTCAACCTCGAAACGTGTCTTGCTGTAGCAAGTTATCTTCTTTATAAATGTAGTAACCAGTTCCCGGCTGATGCTCTCAACACCGATATACTTGGCAAATGCAGCCGCCATCTCTTCATCGCCGGCATAATCAGCCGCGTAAAGATCTATCGCCCTCTGTACCTCACCAATCTCTGCCGAAACCGCATCCAGCTCTGCAAGGTACCCTGCCTTCATTTCCAGATAATCGTCTTCTGTAAACACCCCGTCAGCAAAATCCTCATACAGGTTCTTGATGAAGTTGTTTATTTTATCCTGCCTTGCTTCCAGGTCAGTCATCTTCTTCTGAAGCTCGGCCTTCTTCACGGAAGCCGCAGGTGCCCTGTTCAGCTTCTTAAGTCTGTCCTTTGCATCCACATACACAGCTATATGCTGCTGTATCAGCTTCAGCACCAGTGCATCAAGGTCATCAGCCTTCACATTCTTAGGCGGATCGTTCAGGTTATTATTTGCAGACCGCCTGCAAACGTAGGTGCTGTAATGCCCGACTCCGTTTACAAGCTTCACCGTTCTGCGGTAAATATTCATCTTCTTACCACAGTGGCCGCAATACAGGACCCCTCTGAAGATGCTCTCTCTGTTGTTCTGGATTCCTTCATACTTCCCTCGTGTCGAAAAGTATTCAGCCCTTTTTACTTCCATCATTTCCTGAGCACGTTGGAAGGTATCCCTGTCGATGATCGCTTCATGGTGATTCTCCACATAATAGCCATCATCACGCTTAATTGCTGAAGTAATCCCCTTGTAATAGCACTTCTGTGTCTTAGCAATCTGGACATCACCTATATATATAGGATTAAGCAACAGGTTTCTGATCTGCTTGTTCTCCCAAACGCTGGAATACTTCTGCTTATGGATAACATCCTTCTCCTGCCAGTAAACACTTGGTGCAGGAATTCCATCATTATTCAGATCTCTAGCAATTTGATTCAAGCTCTTTCCGCCGGTGTACTCTGTAAAGATGCGAATCACTATATCCTTCACATCCTCATCCACCAGAACCATGTGCGGATCCTCTGGATCCTTCTTGTAGCCGTAAGCCGCTGTAGTCGCAAAGAATATCCCCTGCTTGAACTGATTCTCAAAGGAAGTACAGATCTTCTTTGAGATATCCTTTGCATATGCCTCATTGATAAGGTTCTTCAGCGGTACCACCAGTCCGTCTTCCGTAGGATTTGATGTCAAGCTGTCGTAGTTATCCGTCACTGCTATGAACCGCACCCCGAAGAACGGGAAAATCTTTTCAATGTAGTCCCCAGCTTCAAGGTAGTTTCTTCCAAGCCTTGAAAGATCCTTGACCACAACACAGTTGATCTTGCCACTTCTGATATCAGCGATCATCCGGTTGAACTCTGGCCTGTCAAACTTTGTGCCGGTAACGTGTCGGTCAACATATTCACCGGTCAGTACCAGTGACGACTCCTTTTCTACAAAGTCCTTCAGGAACTCCATCTGGTTCTCAACAGATTCACTTGCGATCTTGCGCTCATCCTCTCTGGACAGACGCACATATATCGCAGTCTTGTATCCTTTAACCTCTGCCGCAGCCGGTGTAACAACAGCAGACTCTTTTCTGCTCTTACGTGCCATTTACACCGCCTCCTTCATATCAATCGAATACAGCTCAGCAAGCCGTTTCAATTCCTCTGCTTCTTCACGGAAGCGGTATGTCACCTGTATAGTGTTTCCGTCTATAACATCAATCCGCTCGATCAGAAATGTAATAAGGCTCCTGTCCAGCTCCTTGATCCCCTTATAGGTCTTAATCTTCTCAATCCATTCCTGCTTGCCGGAGCCGTTTGCAAGGATCATGTCCCTCTCTGCTTCAAGAGAAACAATACAGCTCTCAGCTTCTTCAAGCTGCTTCTGGTAGCGGGCTCTGAGCATGGAATACTCTTCCTTGGAAAGGATCTCATCCTTGAAATCCTCATACAGGTTTTTCTTCCTGCTGTTGCAGCTCTCAACCTCTTCCCTGAGCTTACTGATGCGGTCTTCGTACTTTACGATGTCCGGCTTTGCGCTTTCAGTCTTGCTTATAATCTCTACTGCTTCAGACAGTGCGATCATCTTACCAATATGAGTACTCACTGTCTCCGTCACGGTTCGTATCAGTTTCTTCGCCGGAAAACAGTGTGAGCTGCAGGTGCCCTTATCTCTCTTGTTACCTGAGCAGACATAGTACACATACTTCTTATCTCCTGCAGGAACCGTCTTTCTGACCATCGGCTCGCCACAGTCAGCACAGTACACCATACCCGCCAGCGGAAACACTTCCGACTTTTCCGGAGCAACCCTTGTATCCCTTAAAAGAAGTTCCTGCACAAGGTCAAACTCGCTTTTGGAAATTATGGCTTCGTGCATATCCTCAACACGGATCCACTCACTTTCATCCCTATGGATGCGCTTCTTGATCTTATAATTCGGTGTGGTGCACTTGCCCTGCACAACCGTTCCTGTGTAAACCTCATTCTTCAGGATCCGGAGAACTGCGTTGTAGCTCCACTTCGGCTTAACCGACTTCCTAAAGCTACTTTCAAGTGATACCCCGATGCTCTTCTTATATTGAAGCGGTGCCAGGATCCCATCAGCGTTCAGTTTATTCGCTATGGCCTGCTGGCTCATGCCGCAGATCTTCATGGTGAAGATGTCTCGTACCACATCGGCTGCATATTCATCAACTACAAGGTGGTTTCTGTTCTCTTCGTCCTTCAGGTAGCCGTATGCAGCAAAGGCTCCGATGTATTCCCCGTTGCGCCTTTTGATATCCATGTGGCTTCTGATCTTGATGGAGATGTCGCGGCAGTATGCATCATTGATAAGATTCTTGAAGGGAATGATCATATCAGTCCCCATATCCTCATTGATGCTGTCGTACCCGTCCGTTATGGCTATAAAGCGTATTCCCAGCATCGGGAATATCTTCTCAATGTAGCGCCCGGATTCAATGTAGTTTCTGCCGAAACGTGACAGGTCCTTTACGATAACACAGTCGATCTTGTCCTCTCTGATATCAGAGAGCATTCTCTGGAATTCCGGTCTCTCGAAATTAACACCGCTGAAGCCGTCATCCGTGTAGGTGGATACGACCGTGATCTCAGGGTGGGACTTCAGATAGTCCATGACCAGTTCTTTTTGATTTGCGATGCTGTTGCTGACCTGCTTTCCGCCATCAGCTACATCACCGTCTTCCCTTGACAGCCTGAGGTACACGGCTGCATGATATGTTTTGTTGTTCGTCATTGCATTTCCTCCTGTTCTGATCTCTTGGAGCCCAATCCACAACCAGAAAAGGAGGAAGCCTATGACGGCTTAGTCCGCTTTCACAGTATCACAGATTAAACCCGTTATCATTGACTTAGAGCGATGTCCAAGGACTTCTTACAATGTCCTGGCAAACTGCTCGAAGCGTTCCTGCAGAGTCACCCCGTCATTGCTGTACACATTCTTAACAACCACATCGCCTACACGGAAGCAGTACGGATTTTTTACCTGACGAAGGTATTCTGCTTTGCGTTCTTCCTTGGACAGACTCTCATCAATCACAATGCCGGTCACATCCACCAGCGTCTCAGGATCTACGGTTCTTACATCGATTGTTTTCATTTCTTCGAAACCCATAAAAAAGACCTCCATTTCTGAAGGTCTAGGTATGAGTAAATGCTGTTTTCCGATTTTTAGCGTTTATCTTACAGAAAATACTCAAATAAAATAATGGCTGGCAGAGAAACATATCTCCACCAGCCGTCATTACTAAATCCTGCGGACAAAATCCAACGAGATCCAACCTATTCCGCTCTTCAGCCTGCCCCATCCGGCAGAGCTGCCTTTGCCACTTCTCACTTCCATGATCGTGTACACACCAATCGGAATAAACTGAACCCTGTCATAATCGGTCCCCGGACCCTTCCTGATATTCAGATCAGAGATACTGACCTTCACCAGGAACGGAACTTTCACCGCCGGCTCTGCTGCCTTCGGCTCATACACTACCTTACCATCCGCATCGAACACCCTATACCCCTGATTCTGATCTGCGCACTTCTTCGCGTTGTCCAGGATCTTATAGGCTCCCTTCTGGCTCTTGGCATCCGCCCATGACTTTCTAACACGGTACCAGCGGACCACCTCACCGCCGGAGTCCCTAGCATCATACTGAGTCAGGTTCCACCTTTCGATGATGGAGATCAGCTTCTCCACATAGGTCAGGCTTGTGGCATAGCCGCCATCCTTGATGATCTGCACAGCCTTTTTATAATCCGTGCATCCCTTCAGCCCTTCATAACGAAGCTTGCTGCCGTTCTTCGCCCCAAGCAGATAAGCGGAATGGTCAGCAATAGATTTCTCAATGCAGGGATACTTCCGGAAGTCAGCCGTGATCGTGACCATGCTGCCGTCAGGATTCTGTTCCTGCGTCTTCTTCGTGTACTTGCTCTTGCCATCCCAACTGGATCCGCTCCAGCTATTCCCGGACAGGCTGCACTTCATCCCGAAGATATTGTTGGCGTTCTGAGCCAGTTCACTCTTCCCATAACCGGATTCCAGAATGAACTGAGCCAGCGATACCGATGCCAGGATGCCGCTCTTCTTCTGGTCCGCTGTGAAAAGCACACCGACTTTCTTGATCGCATCCGCCTCAGGCAGATTCTTCAGGACAGAGGCCTGAGTCCCCTTTGCAGTCGAACCGCCACCGGAATCAGAAGACCCCTGCAGTGCCTTCGTCACCTTCTCAGCCAGATCTCCCATCCTCGCATACATCCAGTTTCCCGGACAGGACTTATTCGCAAACCACCTGTGAACCGTCAGGATCATCTCCCCGCTCTTAGGAGAATAGTTCAGCGTCTTGTCCCTATCTCCGAACCAGATCAGCTTGTTCTTGCCGTTACGCTTGCAGATATCAATGCAGAGTTTGATCAGAGTCTGATACACCACATCCCTGAAAGCATAAGGCTCTGTGGTATCGGAAGCACACTCGATCGTGATCGCCCTCTGATCATTGGCATTACTGGAAGTACACCAGGAACGATTCTTCTCTTCCACATACAGAGCCACCCTGCCATCCCGGTCGATGCCGTAGTTGCTGGATGCCTGCGTGGACTGCTTCTCAAACCATTCCCCAAGACCTTCTGCAGTGCACTGGCCGACCACACAATGCGGCGTGATCCGGTCAATACTGTGCGTCCTCTGCCCGGAATGATTCGGAGAAAGCTTCTTATAAACCACCATAGAACTGTTCGTGTAAGCCATTATTCCTCACCATCCTTCTTATCCTTTTCCTTCTCGCTCCGGTCATGCAGCTGCTCCAGCACCTTGTGAAGCTTTCCCGGAATAGGAAGTCCCAGATACGCTGCATTCTCCACAAGGCTCAGGCCTTCATTGGAGATGTAGAAGAAAATGATCGCGGTTCTTAAGACACCGGCTTCTCCAAAAATGTGCGTATCCAGCAGATGCCCGATTCCTACCAGCGCAAAAATCAGAACCTTCCTGCAGATCCCCTTGAAGCCTACGGCGCTCGACAGCTTCTTATCTGCCACCGCGCACATGACCCCTGTGATGTAATCCAGCACCACAAACGCCAGAAGCGCATAAAGCAGACCGTCATTTCCGCCTAGGAAATAGCCAAGCCAGCCGCCCACAGCCGCAAAGATCGCCTGAATCACATTCCAAAACTCCTTCATTTCACATGCCCTCCTTCGCATAAAAATAGGCGGCTCCCATATCGGGATAACCGCCTTAACAACACCTGTTCATTTATCCAACCCTTACGTCACCGTCTGCTCCGTCAGTGTGTAAGTGATCTTCATTGTCTTATCTGCATTCTTCACCACTGCCTGACTCAGATTGCAGATCGTCGCCAGATACGGAGTCAATAGCCAGGTATACCTATACTGGTTCAGATAAGCGCCGCCCCAGGCAAAGACATATTCCTTGTACTGGAAGAACGGCGTAGATACATTCCCGCAATGCTCCCCGGCAAATAACGGGATCACATGATCATTCACATCGATCTCAAAATCATACGCCACGATAATGTCATTGAGAATGGTAAGGCAGCAGTCCGTACTGCCGGTCTCCCCGATGCATCTCATGGCGGAAGTAAATCCCAGACTGATCAGCGTCACATCCGTACTGTTGGAAATATTGATCTTATACACACCGGTCTTGTCATAAGACGGCACATACAGATACCCGTTTCTCACTACAGCACTTCTGTTCCCTGACGGATAACTGGATCCTTCCTTGAAGCTTCCCATCGTCATCAGCGTAGCATTGGAAAGCGTCCACTGTCCTTCCGTAAAGGTGTAGTCGCTCTTCCTGATCTTGATCCAAAGCACTGTCGCATTTCCGGAGGAATTGCCCTGATTGGCAAAACCATACCAGTACCCGTCTCCGCCATCCATGAAGATTCCATACGGCGTATAGCTTCCGTAAAAATGGAAGGTGCTGCACTGGAGAACCGTTGTATCCTCCAGCACTAGCGTGGAATCATCCAGCTTCTCATTCAGTCCGATATCAAATACCGGGATCCGGTACCGCTTAATCGTTACGGTATTGCTCGCATATCCCAGGGAATAAAGCTTCGCATTCTCAAAATCCACAGTCACCGTCCTGAACAGATCGTTGATGAACCCATCCCCGTCATCCAGGCTGACCTTCTTGATCTGAAGCAGCGTGGTATCCACCGCCACCTCAGATCCATAGGCATTTGCTCCGCCCTGCTTGGAAGTAAGTCCCACCGCTGTAATCGTGCCATTTCCCTGCGAAGGCGTAAACTCCCAGACAAACTTATAACCATCTGTCAGCTTCATGCTCTCCGTCAGGTTCATGCTTCCCCTCTTGGTATTCGCCGTAGCATTGACATCATTGGAAGCATAAGCCACCGGCAGATTTGTTGACGGCAGATAAATGTTATTCGCCTGTTCCGTGATGGAACCTGGAAAAAGCAGGATGCCTCCGATCATGTTCGGACAGATCGGAAGCAGCGCATTATTCCATGTCAGCGAATCATCATATTCCCCGCCGGCCTTATACATGACACCCATCGGATTTACCCCCAGAATGTCATTGACGGCATTGGTGACCATGTTGGTCTCCGATACCGTCTCCACATTTCCTGTATTCTGGTCTTCCAGTTCAATGACCAGATTTCCTGTATATCTCTTCATAAAAGCCTCCTTAAGCGTTACTGCCCGGCACATCTACGACCATTGCAAAAGCGCCAACGGCTGTCCTGCCATTCTTCACATCTGAATAGTACCGTCTCATGGTTTCCTTGACTTCCCATTCATCCGCTTCCGCGAACGACTTCACCTGAAGCCGTCCATTCTGACTGCCATTGCCGATCCTGAACAGGTCAACATATTCTTCAATATCGATCCTGCCATCCCATGCCGCCGAAGCACCCATGCTCTGGCCGGAAATGGAAGCAATACACATCCCGGTATCCACCGCAGCCGTGCCGCCAACGCAGCGCATATAGACATTGAAGATATTCGTATAGTTCGGTACAACATCCTCGATCGGATAATACAGAAGGATTGTGTGTCTTCCTGAATGCCAGTTTTCCTGCGGATAATGCACCGGGATCATCTGGTTATTGAACTCAAAGGAAAAGATCACATCCGCATGGCCGTCGTCTTGCCAGCTCATCGGAAGAGATACCGTTATCGTCTGTTCTTCCGTGCTGCCGATCACCACCGGCTCTTCCTCCGGATCTTCCGGATCCACCGGCACCCCGTCAACATTCACCGAAGGGATCACCACATCCCCGGAAGCTGTCACAGATCTTGTCACCGGCTGAGCCGTCACATCCACGATCACCTGACCGAAGAACTGCGCATGGTTCGCTTCCGTTGTAGCAAACTCGATGGAAATGATCTTTGTATCCACATCCGCCACCGTAAATGCCGAAGCGTTGGTGAAGGTATGTATCCCGATCTTCCCTGCCTCGATCTGAGCCAGAAGCCCTGAGATGTTCTTATCGTTCTTACTCTTCGCCTGGGACAGTTTCGGATTCTTACCTACGCATTTGATACTCTGCCTGCCGCCGATCTTGATACTGTTGGAAGTAATGCAGGCATACTTTGTTGCGTCCGCCTGTCCGCCGGTAAAGGAAAGGATGTCTCCCACATCCAGCGCCGGATTTCCGATGGTATCTGAATCAAACGGCACATAGTTCACCACAGACAGATCATCCAGAATGTTCTCACAGAGCTGCCGCCTTGTTTCATCCAGACCAAACTGCAGAAGCGGATTCACTCCCAGATTCATAGTCAGCCCATCATCCGGATCCAGTGCATAATACTCCGCAATCTGTGTCCGAAGGTTCGTAGAACTGACCGCTGTATATCTCGTGATAAAGTCTGAAAAGCTGGAAGTAAATCGATGCTTTCTCTCTACCGTCAGCACTGGCGTATTCCCATACTTCCGAAGTTCCAGCTCCCCGGCTCTGTTGATCACGAAAAAACCGCCAAGCACCTGCCCCACATAGAACAGCACATCGCGGTATGTCTCAATATCATTATCCGTATAAATGGACAGGTTCACATTGCCGTTTGGCATCGCCTCAATGGTCTCCCTGTCCTGAGCCAGGGCCACGTTGCAGGCCGTGGAGCAGAGCACCATGAAATCATAGGCGTTTCCGATGGACTCCAAAGCGCTGAAATTCTTCTCAAACCTCACCATGTAGTCATAGGCTTTGATCTCCAGGCATTTCACCTTCCTGTTCGCCTCGGACACTTCAAAAATCCCCATCGGAACTTCTTCGTAGGAGCCGCCCGCCACCTGCAGATGATAGGACAGCGTAATGATCGCATCCTCCAGCGTGTACCGGTCAATGTCAGAGAAAAGTGAGATCCCCATCTCCGCCGCATACACCGTCCCCAGTTCTATCTCCGTAGATCCGCAGCACTGGCTTGTGATATATCCGCTGCCCTTCACAATGTCATCCTGATCAAAATCATAGACATCGCCGGCCGTGGTAGTGATCCGCCCCGTCCAATAATATTTTCTTGTATTCGCCTTCACTGCGTTCAGGAAAGCTGAGCTTACCGGATACAAACGACCACCTCCCTCCGGACATGAAAAGAGAGCCGCTGTTACACGACTCTCCCAAAACCTGATTACTCAGCATATTCTTATTTTTCTTTCACAGGAATCCATACTTCAGCATAATATTCCGGATCCTGCATTCCGTTTGTAAAATCCTCCGGATTACTATAATACTCGATATTATAGCCCTCCGCGATTTCATAATTACTTGCAGGAAGCCATTCTGAAAATATCTTACGATTCACTTCCTGAAGCGGAAGCGGCATTGCACCCCGGCACGGAAATACTGCCCATGTGTGCTCCTTGATCTCATGCACATCCAGTTTCTTCGCCTCTGCCTGCTCTTTCACATAATCATCTGCGATCATATAGCGGAACTCATTGCCAGCCATCTCTTCATCAAAACACACACCGTACATTCCCAGCACCGGTCTCTCTGCTGCCTGCATAAAGACTTCATTCCAGAACTGCGGTATCTCTGCGTTAGCATTCTCATAAGAGAAATCCTTTGATACACCCATGACCTTAAATGCCGGCTTCTTTTCAATTCTGTACTCCATCGTACTACCTCCGTCTAATGTTAATTTGATATGCAGCGGAGCAAAAGATTTAAGCATTGCGCCGCCACGCCTCACATCAGTTGGAGTGCTTCCGTGGAATCTTGTAAATGCCTTTGTAAAGCTGTCCGGTGAATCATAGCCGTACTTTACCGCAAGATCGATTACCTTCACATCCGATGACAACAGTTCCTCACCGGCAAGCGACAATCTTCTCATACGGACATATTCCCCAACGGTATATCCGCAAAGCATAGAAAAGCCTCTCTGGAAGTAAAATGCGGATGTATTCACTTCCTCGGCAATCCTGCCTACCGTCAGTTCTTCCGTTATGTTCCCTTCAATGTACTCAATGGCATCTTCAATGATTTTCACCCAGTTCATCTGGTCACCTCCAACTTGATTGTGGCTTCAGTATAGCGTTTCCGCCCGGAGGCTTCCCGACAATAACTGCTCACTTTTGTCCTATTCCAGAATACCATTTTTTCTCAAATGCGATCCACTCGGGGCTACTTCTTACAAATTCATAAGATTCATCACTTCGGAATTGCTCTAATAGATTTTCTTGAATCTTTCCCAGATATAATGGATCAGATTTCTTGAACTCCATGTGTTCAAACAAATCAGACTTCGTAAAATCAAGCAAACTATCCGTATTTTCCAACAATGCATCCATTGTTCTCAACACCTTCGATGCATCCTTTACTGCGACATAATAATCAAACTTAGTAGATAGCCTATTATACGCCCCCATATCGAACAGATCACACAGCTGACTGAGCTTATCCAAAATGCTTTCTGCTTTTTCATGATCATCTATTTTCATTGCAATCATGTAGATCCCATGAAGTGCTCCGCTAATAATCTGGTACTCAGAAAAAACAACTTCTTCCAAAGCTTTATAAGCATCCTCGAAGCGTCCCGTCTCGCTATAAATTGTTGCAAGTTTTCGCTTTCTTTCAGGATTCTGGATGGAAAAATAATCTAAATAGCCTTCCGCTTTCTCATATTCTTCCTTCCTCAAATAAAAGCCATACAGGCAGTCAGCCGCCTTTAATTTTGTTTGTTCGTTGTCGCTGTTCAGGAGCAGTTCATAACAACTCTTAATCCAATTATCATATACTCCCGATTCTTCAGTACTCTGAAGAATACACTGGGCATCCATCATGCATGAGAGGGATAGAATCAGATCATCGCAGTTCGGATATTCTCTAACCAATTCCTTGATGCTTTTGAATACCTCTCCCAAATCTTCCTTTTCGAATCTTTCATCAATGTCTTTCACGATATTTCTTATTTCAAGATCTGAGAGATTATCCTTAAAAGAAAGCAGTTCATCCAAGGATATATGAAGCAAGCGTGCAATAGGTGCCAAAAGTGTTATATCCGGCATTGAACTTCCACTTTCCCACTTATTGACAGCAGGAGTGGATACACCGAGTCGTTTTGCCATTTCCTCTTGGGTCAGGTGGTTTTCTTTCCTGTACTTCCTGATAACTTCATTGATTTGCATATCAGCCTCCGAATCATATTATTTGCAGTGGCCTCTGCATCTTCATTATAGCTATCACCATTATACAATACTATTGAGTGGAGTTTAACTTTTATTTTATTTTTTTAACCGCTATTCAACTTTAGAACTCCTTCAACACAAAGGACACCTCCCACAAGCTTCCATAGCTTGTATCACTGACCAGCTTCACCTGATACCCGTCAATGTACATCTGCGTGTTCACGATATTCATGGTTTCCATGTCCAGGTATCCCACCGTGATACTCGCCATCTTCTTATAAGCCGAAAACTTATTCAGCCACTTCTTCGACACCCGGAAGGTCACGCCGATCTGAACCACACCTTCACGGACAACATCCCTCTGTGTGGTTCCTGCTTCCGTCACGCCTCCGCTGTCTGCCTCCACATCCGATAAACTCACAGAATAAGAGGCAGGCATCGGGATATTCTCATTGTCAAAAACAAGATACTGCAAATGAGCCATCTTACCTGCCTCCACTTCTTAAATTCATTCTCTGCTGAGCCGTTACCACAATCTCATCGATCATGTCACCGCCGATATAAACCGGGATCACAATATCCCCTGCAGCACCGCCACCGGCCAGAGCCGTATTCAGTGCCGTATTGATACCGGAGATCAGATCACCGCTCGATGCCGCTGATCCAGAAAACCCTCCCTGAGCCGCCATCACTCTCGGAGTAATGGTCAGATCAGAAGTCACGCCATTCATGGCATTCTCGATCATGCCCCGGCTCTTCTCAATGCCCTTCGCCAGACCGCCGATAAAGTCCGGCATCCAGCTTTCATAATCCGTAAGCGGACCTTCATCTGGGACTGAGAAATGCAGGAAGCTCCGGATCTTATCCGCAACTGAAGATACTGCATCCCCGACCTTACCGATCATGGACTTAATACCGTTCACGATACCGCCGATGAAATCAGCGCCCCACTGGAACGCCTGCGATGCCAGTCCCTTGATAAAGCCGATAGCCTTGTCAAAGCCACCCTTCACCGCACCATAGATATTTCCGCAGATATTTTTGATGCCGTTCAGCATAGCATTGAAGGCATTCGTCACGCCGGTCTTGATCGCGTTTGCCGCATTGGATACGGCAGTCTTGATATTGTTCCAGGCTGTCGTGACTGCATTTTTGATTGCGTTCACGATAGTTGTGATCGTATTCTTGATGCCGTTCCAGACCGTAGTAACCGCTGTCTTAATAGCATTCAGCACCGTAGTGATAGCGGTTTTGATCCCGTTCCACGCCGTACTCAGGAAGGTAGAAATCGCATTCACCACTGTCGTAATAACTGATTTGATCCCATTCCAGATCGTCGTGAAGAATGTCTTTATCGCATTCCATACGGTCGTCACAGTATTCTTGATCGTGTTCCATGCCGTTGTCAGGAACGTGCTGATTGCATTGACCACTGTTGTGAAGATATTCTTGATACCTTCCCACAAACCGGAGAAGAAATCTTTGATAGCATTCCAGACCGTTGTTGCCGTGGTCTTGATTGCTTCCCACGCCGCCTGGAAGAATGCCTTCAGTGCTTCCCACACGGCAATAGCAATCTCCTTAATACTCTCCCACAGGTCGATCCAGAACTGCCTGAACTCTTCGCAGTTATTCCATAGATAAATGAACGCTGCCACCAAAGCCACGATCGCCGCGATGATCAGCACATACGGATTTGCCGCACAGACCGCATTGAAGGCAGCAAAGACTCCCTTCGCTGCATTGATCACGCCGGCCAGCTTCGGAACCAGAGTCATAATGGTACCGACCGCAGAAATGACCTTACCTACTATAATCAACACCGGACCGATAGCCGCAGCCACCAGGGCAATCGTCACGATCACCTTTCTGGTACCTTCATCCATCGAATTGAGCCAGTCCACAAACTTCTGGATCCATCCGACAATGGTCCGAATCGCAGGCATCAGCAGCTCACCAAAAGAAATCGCCAGCTCTTCCAGCTGGGACTTCAGGATCTGCAGTTGACCGGCAAGGTTGTCGTTCATGGTCTCAGCCATACTTGCCGCTGAACCATCACAGTTATCAATAGCAGACGAAAGCTTTTCAATATCCGCTTCCCCGGCGTTCATCAATGCCAGAAACCCGGACATCGCATTCTTGCCAACCAACGATTCAGCCGCTGACGCCTTCTCAGATTCCGATAAGCCTGAAAATGCTGTCCTGCAGTCAGCCAAAATATCCGACAGATCTCTCATGGATCCGTCCGCATTGGTCGTTGCAACCGTAACCTCGCCGATGGAAGAACCGCAGATCTTCACATCACCGGACAGATTATTCATGATGGTTCTCAAAGCCGTACCAGCCTGAGATCCCTTGATACCAGCATTAGCCATGAGACCGATCGCTTCCGCCGTATCCTCTGCAGAGAAGCCCAGAGCGCCGGCGATCGGAGCACAATACTTAAAGGTCTCACCCATCATGGAGACGTTCGTATTCGCGTTACTGGAAGCAGCCGCAAGGATATCCGCGAAATGCCCGGAGTCCTTAGCTGTAAGCCCGAAAGCTGTTAGGGCATCTGTCACGATATCGGAAGTAGTAGCCAGATCCTCTCCGGAAGCCGCAGCCAGGTTCATGACACCTTCGATACCGGAAAGCATGTCCTCTGTCTTCCAGCCGGCCATCGCCATATAGTTCATGGCTTCCGCCGCTTCTGATGCAGAGAACTTTGTCTTCTCACCCATCTCACGGGCTTTATCTCTTAATGCTTCCAAATCCGAACCTGTCGCACCGGATACCGCAG